CGTGGGGGACAGCGGCTATGGTCAGCATGATGCCGCATGGTTAGCCTTTTATGATTTTTTCCAGCGTGCTTGCGCGCTGGAAGAGAGAACCATGCCACTTCGCGGCCTAGTTGAGATTGCCGAATCGGCTGGCTGGTATCTCCCGCATCAACATATTTGTTGGATCACGGAGCGCCAGCGACGTGTCTGTAGGAATAGCCGTGGACAACTCCACAGCCATGATGGAATGGCGGTGGAATATCCAGATGGCTGGGGCCTGTGGGCTTGGAACGGCGTGCGTGTGAACGAGCAAATTATTCTCACACCCGACACGCTCACGCCGGAACAGATTGCCAAAGAAACTAATGCCCAAGTGCGCCAGGTGATGGTCGAACGGATCGGCATCGAGCGGGTCTGTCAACTCTTTCATGCGTGCGCGCTCGACAAGCAAGGGACCTATGAGCTACTGGTCCTCGATCTTGGGGATGGGCGCAAGCGCCCCTACCTGAAGATGCTCAATCCGAGCATCGGCGTCTGGCATGTGGAAGGTGTTGCGCCGAATATTACCACCGTGCAAGCGGCGCTGAATTTTCGTAACGGCCTGAGTGAGCAACAGATCGACGAGGTGAATGGGGCCGATTGGTATCAGCAAGGCGATGTGATTTTGCGACCGACAGGATATAGCACATTCAAATCTCACCCCATCGTATTAACGTAGGAGGTAGCATGGCGAACCGAAAGAAAATGAAACGGGCCATTCTCGCTGAGGGCGAACATACTGGGCATTTTCATGAAGCGCATGGGGCCAGTATCGCTTTTTATGATGATGGCATTTTGGCCGCACCATCCGGAGCGGAAGTGACCCACCAGGAGCATGCGCCAGTGACCCTGCCTCCTGGTGAGTATGCGCGCTCTATCGTCGTCGAATATGACCACTTCCTAGAAGAAGCGCGAAACGTGGCGGACTGATGACCGGCGCGCGGCTGATGCAGGGGTGGCTATGAGGCCTATCGTCAGCGAGGCGGACTTGCGGGTGATGGTGCAGCGGATGCAACAGGGGAGGGGCAGTACGGATGCGAGACGTACTACCGCGACGAGCGGGAGCAGTCGTAAGGCTGCGATTCAGCAAACCAACAGCCGGCGTGGCGAGTCGGCTCCCTCCCCGTATAAAATTGAGATGGTGCTTCTCGGGAAAATCCCGTCTGGGAAAAATGCGGTCAAGACCACGCGATACGGCCGGCACTATGCGAGTCAACGTTTTAAGGATTGGCGCACAGACGCTCTTGCTCAGCTCGCCATGCAATGGGATACGCGAACCATCACCACGCCCGTGCGGTTGCATTGTTTGTACTGGCCCGGCGATAGGATCACCAGGGACGTGAGCGGCATGGCAGATGCCCTCTTTCATTTATTGGTCAAGGCTGGCATTCTAAAGGACGACGGCCTGATTCATGATCTCTTGTGGTACCGTCAGGGGCTCAATAGAAAATTCCCGAAACTGTGTCTGACGATTCTGACGCTGTGAGAGGTGATGGAGGGGGCTATGAGCGACAAACATCTGCAGCACAATCCGCATCAGATCCGTGGCGTAGCCAATGTATGGTGGTATGAAGAACCAAGGGGCATGGAGTTGATTGTTGAACGTGTTGGCATGTCGACGCAGCATGTGACGATCCCCTGGTATGTCGTGCGGTTCGCACTGGCACGCAAGGATAAAAAGTAACCCGCCACCGCGGAGGACACGATGATGAAAAAATATCTCCCCGCCATGGTGGAGGTGTGCGCCACCGGCCACAAAGCGGTGCACATGCTAGAGAGTAGTGCGGACAGCTTTACATCTGATGTGACGTACTATAAAGCTGATGAGGTGGAGGCGTTATTGAAAGATGTCCGTAATGTGCTGGAGCATATTCCTGGCAGTTACGATAACTGTGTCGATGATATTGCCAGGCTCCTTCAGCAGCTTGACCCCTAACCCGCGAGCGAGGGACGCGCCATGAAATGTACGTTTAAGGACTGTGATGAGCGAGGCGACCCAGGGGAAGATGTCGAATTTTTCGCGTGCGATGGATGCCTAGATAAATTGGAGATGCTGATAACACTTCGGCAGGAAGAGAACGACTCCAAAGAAGCCTAGGGGAGGCGAGGGACGATGGCCCATTTAGAAATAGTGAAAGACGGAAAGCTCTGGTGTAACAAGGAATCGTATGAGGATGCCATTGCAGAGATTATTTCGTTGTGCGCCAAGGTCGCGGCGCTGGAGGAGGAGCGGGATAAACAATTCCAACGGTTCAAGGAACAGGTGGACTACAGTATCAAGCTTCAGCAGTTGATTGAATCATTGAAGGACAGGGATACGCCACACGGAGAACTCCATCATCACCACATGATTGTAAACGCGAAAGTCGCGCTCGACGCGCAACAGACCAGGTGGACGACGGAGAAGCCGACGAAAGAAGGGTGGTACTGGTGGCGCAACCCATTTGGTGAAATATCTATTGTAGAAGCCGTGTCAGCACACCATTCCACTCAAATGTACGTCAATGGGCATCCTGTAGGCTATGTGCAGGGCGAGTTTGCTGGCCCGCTCACGCCCCCACCGGCGCGCACAGAGAGGGAGACAGAGAAATGATCTGTTTCAGTTGGTGGTGGCTAATCCTGTTCCCGTTAATTGTAGTTCCTATTGCAATAGTCGGATATGCAATCTGGTGCATTTTTAACTCCTAGGGGTTCACTATGCCTATGCCAAGTGAATATCAGGAAGTGCCAGATTTCTTCTTAACTGATGAGCAGAAGGAAGAACAGCGGAAGCGCAAAGAACGAATGAAGGAACTCCTCGACAAACTACCGGCTCGCACAGAGACAAAGGAGCCATCATGAAGCTGGTTGTAGAACGGTATGGAATGCAAATCATACCAGAGAGCGCGACGGACGAAGCCTACCTAGAAGAAGTGCTTGGCTTGAAGCAAGGCGGCGATACTGTACAACTGAAGCGCGCGAACGCCATTGGCTTGCGCTGCTGGGCCTATGCCGAAACGGTGAAGCCGCTTGTGCGCATAGATAGGGAGGGGCAGGGATGAAAATTTATGTGGCTAGTTCCTGGCGCAATACATTTCAGCCAATGGTGGTTAAGGTGCTACGACAGGACGGGCACGAGGTCTATGACTTTAAGGATGCGGATGGATTTCATTGGTCTGAGGTCGATCCAGAATGGCTCTCCTGGCTGCCAGAACAGTATATCAAAGGCCTTAATCACCGCTGTTCCGAGCGTGGATTCAATCGGGATATGACCGCCCTGAGACAATGTGATGCGTGCGTGTATGTCATGCCGTGCGGGGTATCAGCAAGTCTGGAAGCGGGATGGGCATGTGGGGCTGGCAAGCGTGTCTTTGTCTACGTACCAGGTTTGCTAGAGCCAGACTTAATGGTGAAGATGGCAGAGTGCGTGACAGATAACCTAAGCAGCATTCGAGATGCACTACTGAAGCCCAGCCGCAGGAGGGGGTGAGGATGGAATCACGGCGTTACATAGGAGCCATTCCAGAAGGCGTGTACGTATCGTTTGAGGATTATAAAATTCTCAAGGCCGACCTGGCGCGGATGACGGAGGAGCGGGATAGCCTGAGACTGACTGGTACTCAGGCGAACGAACTGACACAGCGACGGATGCAGGTCGAGTCGTTACGCCAGCAGCTCGCCGACCAGGAAGCGGTGATAGGTACGCTCAAGGAACGACTCGAAATGGATTTCGGCTATGACGCTGATGGTAACCGTGTTGTCGCACTAGGCATTCCAGACGGCATTGCATGTCGTGACGCCACAATCCAATTGCAAGATGATCGAATCAGTGACCTGCAGGCCCAACTCCAGGCGGCGCGGGAGGCGGCACAAACGCTTGACCAAATGACACCGAAGCGACCCAATGCAATCACTTATGAACAAGGGTGGAAGATTATTGATCATGTGCGGGATGTACTGTTACCTACACTCACCACACCCACCCCGAAGGAGGCGACGTAATGCACTGGAGAGAGGCCATTGATCATAGCCCTCAGGAAATGGCTGTCCGTATTATGACGAATGGGCGACGCATGATGCGGTTTCTTGATGGAGAGGGACAGATTGAGCTCAGTCTGGGCCCTGGCTTTCGAAGGGTTGAGCAGGAATCGCTTGAGGGCTTTATGGATTGGGAACCCGCACAGAAGGAGGCACATAACATGAACGACGACATTCCCAGGCGATGCCGAGTGAACCTGCTGACCCCAGCAGAATTGAGCATACGACAGGCAATCGTAGCGGTAGAGTTGGTTGGCGCCCATCCACTACTGACCGACGCCGTGAATTTGTTATCGCAGGCAAAAGATAAAGTAGCAGATTACATTGATAGACCACCCGCACCGCAGGAGGCGCAGGATGAGTGAGGAGCACAGGCGCGTGAGCAAGTATCGGGGCATCTATCGTGGGCCAGGGTATCGCGTCCACAAAATACTGGATGGTCGAATGGTGTTCTCGACTCATGTGTATTATCCACCGCCACAGGTGTCTGTATGACCGACCACGAGGCGCTACGTAAGCGGTGTGGATATCTGCTAGGGCGACTAAAACACTATCGCGGTGTTGATGCCGATACGAATGACATTGTATCGTTTGTGCAGGCCGAACGCGCGGCGGAGGCAAGAGCTATAGGGGAGGCTCTGAGGCTGCATCGTGAGAAGGAAAGGAAGTTCGGGAATATGTCGAAGGCTGTCGCGCATGAATACGCATCGGTCGAGGCATGGTGCGAGCAGCGCGCCCAGGGGTGGGAGGAAAAATCATGAAAATACGAAAATCCTTGATTATGGGAATTTTTCTAGTTTTGACCTGGCTATCCGGCGTGACAGGGGTGAGGACGGAAGAATTATATTTGCGCGGAAGTCCTCAACATGAATGCTGGATAGACGGTGGACCGTCTTATCCAGCGCGAAGTAATGGTACATGCTATCGAGCTGACGCGCCGAATCCAGATAACAGTATAACGCTCATTAGCACCACCTGTGAGCAGCGAATGGAAGCGGCGATGCGGGCCATGGAGCCGTTCCTATGGCAGAACCGTGCGATGCTCGATGATACCGGTGAGCGGTTTCTCTATCGTCCCTTGTCGAGCAAGGAACTGAATGCGCACTCACACGCATGGGAGCAATGGGACGCCGCGAAAGCCTGTTGGAAGGAGGGGCCATAACGGAATGGACTATTGATTCGCTCCCCGCAAGTAGCGCTCATCCTGTTGGCTCCGTGGAATGTTGGTCGTATCCATGCCAGTAATCCCCGCAATGTTCGTGGCCAGCCGTGCCGCCCCTTCTGCATTCTGCGGGGTTGTCAGCCCTTGTAACAGATATTTGCGCCCTGTCTTGCTCAGATAGAGCTTGGCGAGTGCAGTGGTCCCCAGGACATGGGGTGCTGAACTCAACGGGTGCTTCAACATCATCCCCATCTCGCCATAGGCAATGATTCCCTGTGCGGTCCCTGAAGGATTCTCCGCCATTGCGACCGTGCCTTTCGTGCGGGCAATGACCTTCGCGAGTTGATGGAAGTCTCGTAACTCCTCCTGCGAAAACAATTGGCGCTGTACTTCTGGCGGGTAGGCATTCAGTGTATCAACCAGCCGAGTAGGAAAAGGCGTTTTCTCGTTGGGATGGACGCCTTCCATAAAGGCTTGCCGGAGCGGTTGCCGCATCGTGGGGAAGGTACGCAACGTCTTGGATGTCAACTCAGGATGTTCGAGAATCGTCGGTGCGACTTTCGTCGGTGCCGTCTTGACCAACTCACGAAAGAAGGGATTCCCAATCGGCGACTTCTTCATCCAATTGGCTTTATCGGCTAAGTCATAGAGTTGTGTCACCTCTGGCTCCGTATAGACTTCGGCGAGCGTCTGCCGGCCATAGCGATTGAGAGTCGATTGCAAACCCGTGAGCCCCTCAGATTCTTTGCCCCCTACATCCAGCAATCGATTTGTAAAGGCCTGCTTCACGGGCCGCGCTGCCGCCTCACCGACCTTCTCCTTGAGTGCCGTATACCCTGCCGCATTGCCTGGACGAATGAGCGTTTTATCCAACGTGGCCGCATCGCCCTCGATCGCTTTGGCCACCCAGGGATTATCCTTGGGATTGAAGAGGGACAGCCGTTCTCCTGATGTTACACGGGCAAGCTTGAATCGGTTCGCGATGTCAGACCCAGAAGAGTCAGCAAAGGACTGGAGATCGTCATCCACTGCCTTGATCAGTTTGGTATAGATCCGGCCATATTGATCTGCGCTGCCCTTCGCGGCATCGCCGCGTTGGAGGCCGGTGTGGTGCGCGGCGATCTGATCACTCAAGGCGCTGCGCAACTTCAGGAGTGAACCGACCGACCAACCTGGTTGCTCACCTGAGCGCGCAATTTCATCCTGAATTATTTTATCGCGCATCGCTTTAGGCAATCCTTCAGGAACGATTGATTTCGCGACTTCAACAGCACGATCATAGGCAGGATTGCCTGACTTGGAAACATCCGTCAGTTGCTTGATGAGTGGTTCGTCTAGGAAACTTGGGAAATTTTCATATTCCTTCTTTACTCCGCGCGCCACTGTTGATAGGTTGGTATTGATCACCCGTCCCTCTTCCGGCACCCCTTGCCGTGCATAGTCCCAGGCCGCATTCTCGACATCCTTGAGCGCCTGGTGCCGCTCGATAATGGCCTTCTGCGTCGTGTCGCCCAGTGCGCGATAGGTGACGGGCGAGCCGACCGATTGCAACACCTCGTCTCGCATCTGATTGCGAATAGCCTCCTGCCGCACCCCCAGCGCGTCCAGGTGCCGATCCACTTGGTCTTGGATCTTAGTCCCGATCTCTCCGAGCCGTTCCCGGTCCGGTGCGCCCACGCGATCCCGCAATGCCGTCCATTCTTTGGTCAGTGCCCCCAGCTTGGCTTGCTCGCCTCGTTGAATCATCCCGGACACATACGGAATCTTTTCGAGGGTCTTATGGGCCAGCGCCAAAGGACGGCTTTGCAGCACTTCGTGGGGATCGAGCGTGATGCCATGCTGTTGTGCGGCTTCGTCGATGGCCTGATTCTCGCCGGCATACCGCGCGGCAAACGGAGCGGCCACTTTCTCGGCCACCTTCCCGATGAGGCGTCCACCGGCCTCCATCAACCCTCCCTTGGCAAGCGAATCGAGCGTTTCCCGTCCCGCCTGTGCGATCGATTGAACGGGTGGGCGTTCTCCCGCGGCGCGTTCAGCGAGAGAAGCCAAGGCATCGCCTCCGGCGAATCCCAAGGCTCCCCCTCCGGCGGTCCCCAGTGGACCGAGTGGCGTTCCGACCAGCGCCCCTCCGGCCATCCCTAAGGCTTCCAAACCAGGTCGCACATACTTATGGACTGGGCCTTCCTCGTTCGGCTGCATGGTGCCAGGACGGGATAGGGCGGTCGGCGGTTCGATCCCCGCGCTCTGAAACGCCTGTTTCCGTCGCAGGACCCGCTCTGGGCCGCTAGAAAAGACATAGCCCCAATCCTGGTCGAGCGCGTGCTCGACCTCTCCGGCAGACCGTGGAGCAGGGGACGAGTCTCCCATTTCACGCGAGAGCCGTTCGACTCGTTCATCGACGGTTTCCTTCGCCATTATTGCATACGCTTTCGTTCTTCCATAATCGCCTTGATCTGTTCGTCCGGCAAGCCGCGAATCACTAATTGACGCAGATAGGCCGCTTGATCGGGTACGAATCCCATAGACTTCCTGACATGGGCTTGGGCGGTTTGGACGGACTTGATTTTCGCCAGGAGGGACTCAACGGTATCGCTCGGAGAAAACAACGCCTCTTTGTAGGAGGCCGAATCGATGTTGGAAATGTGGGTGTCGCCGGCCATGCGACCGAGGACGGGACCGATCCTGGTTAAGGCACTTTGCAGGACGGCGGCATTCGGATCGCCCGCATAGCCTGTGATGAGCTTGACGAGAGGGGTTTGCATGAATCCCACAGGGACATCGGACAGGGACGCCCCAGTCGCATGACGAGTCAAGGCCGATCCCGCCGTAAGAATTTCCTTGAGCATTTGGTCGACGGTTTGTGCTTGCGCGATTGTATTGGCTTGGCTTGGCTCGATATTCACAAAACCCATCCGCTGCAAGTCGCTGGGCGTGGCCCAGGAGGGAGCAGCCTGCATCGTGACCGGATCACGGAATTCCTGCGAACGTCCAGTTTGACCGACAGGCGTTTCGGCGTTGACTTGCATCCGTCCCTGTGACGGGAGTTTCGCATAGGTACCGATGGCCGATTGTTGGCTGGCTGGCGTACCCGCCTCAAAAGGTTGCCCATTGTTCTGCGATTCATGGATGCGGTTCAAGGTACTGCGATCGGGCCGCTGATTGCCATTCGGATTCAGCCAGGCATTCGCGGCCTGCGCGGATTGCAACTCGGATTTGGTCCGCTTCAGTTCCGAGGCGGCCGTATGCTCCTCGACGATCTGTTGTTCATACGGCGAGCGTTGGTCCTCCGGTTTGTTCATCGCATCCTGAAAGACCTTCTGCTTCACCTGTTCTTTCATATTCACTTTATGCTGCTCGCGGGCCGACTCCACCCAGGCCCCGATTTCGCCAGGCTTGAGCGTCCCCTTGGCGAAGGATTGTTGGACCTCGTTCGGGATGAGGTCTTTGTAGACATTGAAGGATTCATAGTCGGAATCCTTCATGGCCTTCGAGAGCTCCCGCGCTTGTGGCGCGAGCGGCCCCTGAATGCCTTCCAGCATCTTTTGTTTCACACCTGGAGCATTACTGGAGGTCATGATCTTTTCGAGCATCTGCATGTCATGTTGACGCTTGGCTTCATCGGCCTGTCTGGCCTGCTGCGCAATTAGATCGAGCCGTTGCTGCGCTTGCGCCGCTCGGTCTTGCATCTGGAGGTAGAGCGGGGTCTGCCCTTGCTGATGGGCGCTCCCGGCTTCCAGCGCGGCAAAGACCTTGCCAAGCGTCTCGCGTGAAGGAGTCAGCGCTTCTGCACCTCGCCCAATGGCCTGCCACGCATCTCGCGCCAGCCCAAGCCCTTGATGAATCAGGGGTTGAATGGTCTGTTGATAGCCTTCTGGAATCTGTTGGAGTGGTGACTTAAAGGCATCGTCGCTAGGGTCCATGTTTTGCACATCAGGCGTCTGCCCGAGCGGGATATACGATCGAATATCGATTGACATAGGCCCTTTCCAGGACTACACTTTTCCTATGATCCTCATCCTACTATTCGCCGTACTGATCTCTGGTTGTAGCCAATGGGCAGCGGAACAACGCGCTCAAGAATATGCCGCCTGTGCGAATCTGAATGATCCGTCCTGGCTTCCTGAGACACAACGGGAGTTTATGTCTCGGTGCTTGCCAGCGGCGCGAGTAGGTGGCTCTGCACCGTCGTACGCGAACACCTCCGTCTCGTATGCCCCGAATCCATTTGGCCGCGCCGATGCCTTTGGTCCTTATGGGTATCGTGGTCCGACCTGGGAACGGTTCGACAATCAATTTCAACAGTCTCCTCCTGCCACCGTCATTGCGCCGATCCGCTAATTCCCTGGCCCAAAGAACGAGGGTGAACTCGGCAGCCCGAGCGTACTTGTCGAGGTCGGCGTGCTCGATGGTAATCCTGACATATAGCCTGCCCCCATCGATCCAATCGACCCGGCAATCCCGATCCCTTGCTGAATCTGCGACATGAGCGACGGCGTGTTAATGGTTGTGCCGCTCGTATTGCCCGTCGTATGCGTCGTGCCTGAGGCGATGCGCTCCTGAAAGAGGGGATTGAAGGCCGCGACGGTCCCGCTGGGGAGGGCACTGGCGCCGCCAAGAATCGAATTCGCCCGGAGCTGATTGGCCTGCAAGCCGAGATTCAGCCCTGCCTGCGCGCGGTTGCTACTGATCTGCGCATCCCCGAGCGCATACTGATTGATGGCTTGCTGCGCAATCGGCGTATCGCTCATCCGCATCCCGCGTCCTCCTGAGAGATAGTCTGAATACATTTTCGAATCGTTGTTTAATTGCAAATGGGCCGCATTGTACGCTTGGTCGAGCTGGGCCTGATCGGCGGGACTCAGGCTCAACATCGAGCCACCCTGTGTTTGCTTCAAGAGCGAGATGAGCGCGTTCTGTTGTTCGGTGCCCAGCGAGCCGAGCGATTGCCGGAGCGCCGTCTCTTCGGCTGAGGCCGGATTGAAACTCGTCGCTTGAGTGAAATCGGAGGTATTATTGGTTTGTCCTGTTGAATCACCGCATCCCATGGGCCACCTCCACGACTGCACTGTGTCGTCGTTCCTGTGTTAACCGTGCGCGATAGGTCTCAAACCCTTCTCGACTCGCGTGCAGCCGTGCCTCATAGGCCACCTGCACGGACCAGTCCTGGCCGCCGATAATCCAGGCGCAGAGCGTCACAAGATCCACATAGGAGGATCGAAGGACGAAGGCCACTTCCTTGGCATGGGGTACATCGGTCAACTCCATCCGATTGGCCGCATGCCAGTTGAGAATGGCCGTCTGCAAGGCCCCGTTCAGCAATACAAAATGTTCTACGTAGAACACATTACGCGGCAACGTGATCATGGCGTCGAGAAAGGCCTGCTGGACCTGCACGGTGGAGACAGTGACATCTCGGTCCGTGAGGTCGTCGCACACATGGAGAATGTCAAAGACGATGCGAATGAAGTCGACAGCCTGCCGGTGTCCCTTCAGCCAGCCTGCTACGTACTCGGTATACTCCTGTGTCACGCCTTCCCTCCTATCACGGTGGCTGTCAGTTTCCCGCCGGAGATGCTGCAATTCCGCGCAAGCCAGACCGAAGGGGCCTGATCGCCCGTCATCAATTGCAAGGCGCGATAGGCCTGATTGGCGGGGTTCAGCCGCTTCGCCTGGATCAGCGCAGCGGCATCACTGGCCCGCGCACTTAAGGCCGTGAACGATTCCAAATCTTTCGGCGTAATGCGGAGCGAGGTCATGCCCGCCATGATCACGCCAGGTTGCCCGTCAGGAGTCGGATCATCGGAGGCCCATGTGGCGAGAATCGCGCCGGTCGCAGGATGATAGACGACCCACATTTCAGGACGATCCGAGGCCGTTACATACTCCCAACGCACAATAGTCGGGCCACCCGCTCCGGCTCCATCGCTAAACGCGGTGACGCGGAACCGGCCAATGGCATTCCCAGGATCTGCGACTCCAAAGGCCCCGATCGCAATCGGGGTCGGGGGTGCTGTTTCGCTATACCCAGTAGTCGTCGTAGACGGGTGAAATGATTTCGCATTCATCGTGACGTCCAGTGAATAGGTCGTGGGCACTCCCTCGGATCCCGTAGGCGTCAAGGTGGCGCTGCCGGTGGCCGTCTTCAGATCCGCCGACCCGACATCAGCCTGTCCATGCACAATGATGGTCCCGCTGACATTGGGGAGGGTATAGGTGCGCGTCGTCGTGTTCGCATGGGTCAGAATAGCCAGACCGACTCCGGTCGAGACAAATCGATAGGCGGCATTCAGTGCGGCCCCTGCGACACGAAGCAGAATTTCCAGATAGGTATCTTCGCTGCCAGCGGTCACATCGGCAGCGACCGCTTGAATCTGCGCAAACTCCGAAGGTGTTTCATCCGCACTCTGGGACTTCAAGATCAGGCCGGTCCCAATGCCTGCGGCTGGACTGCCGCTCGTGGCGGCTTCGACGGAGAGCGGGACGACGACGGTATTCGTTTGCGCCCCCGGCTTCGCCAGCGTCGTGAGGCCATTGGTAATGGTGAGATTCCCGATCGTGGACGAGATATTCCCGTTCTGCACCACAAGATTGCTGCCCGCCAACGCTGTGAAGGTATTCGGCGTGAGACGAAAATCAGCCTGTCCAGCAATGATGACATCAACAGTGTCGTCGACCGACGCATTAAGCGAGGTGTCGCCATTGGCATCCAGGGTGAGCGTGTGCCCGTTCAGATCAACCGATTGCGTAGCCGAAAACGGCTCCGTCAGCGCATTGTCGGCCAGATTGTTGAACTCGTTTTCGAGATCATTGGCCAGTAGGGCTTCGTCGGCCTGCCATGTTTTCACGCGAGCAATGCCCATCGCTCCTGGTCCTTAATCGGTTATGTAGGTCCCACTCATTTCCACATGTGCGCCGTCGCCGAAAATATCCACGGCCGTGACGCCATTCGCGGCAGCGGTACGGCCATACATAACGATATCGGTCGTGTTTTGGCTCACACAGGGGTTCAAGGAGACGACCGAGATCGCTAAATTTAGACTGACGCCTGCGGCCAGCGCTTGATCGAGCGTCGGGCTCGTACCACCGGCTTTCGGGAGACCATGGATGGTATTCGTACTGCCGGTGCCGAGCACATTGATAATGAGCGCCATGGTGATGTGCATCTGTTTCCCTTGCTGCACCCACTTCCCGAACTGCGCCGTATAGGTGGCGGTGCCCCCGACGTTGGGCGTCCACAGCCCTGACGTGACGGCTGAGGTGGACAGGGTGCAGTACCACTTCGGACTGATAAAGACCGCCTGCAGCAGATCGCCGACGGAGGGTGTCCAGTCCGCTCCGGCATTGCCAGAAAGATTGGTGCCAGAAAAATCCACGGTCGTATGGGCATCATTGATCACCACATAAATGCGCTGTCCGGCATAACCCCCATCAAAAAAGGAAATCACAGTGGCGCCGGTATTGGCCGTCTTAAATACGGTCCCACTTGTCACAGCTGGGGTCGTATCCCCATCCGCGAAGACGACGGGCGCATTCTTGAAGATGGCGTCAATCAGCACATGAGAGGCTACATCGAGATCGCCTGGGAGCGGGGAGATGAGTGACAGTGGATTGTTGTAGATGTTCGCAAACTCCCCGGTCAGATCTGTCGCCAGCAAATCATCGTTCGGATTCCATGTGGTGATCGGGCTGAGACTCATGCGTTCTCCGTACTCACGCCCGTGCTTTGCAGTTGCGCCAGGATGCCATGGGGCTCAAAATTGCTATGAATGGCGGGATCTGTGAGCGAGTATTGAATCGAGCGGAAATCGCCTCCTTCTTCCGCTTCGGTATAGCGCGTCATAAAGCGACCGCCTCCTAGTTTGCTCTGATTCAACGTGAAGACGTTTGCGGTCGATGGGCCGAGTACATCGCTCCCACCCTGCGTCACGCCAGTTTCCGTTTGGAGCGTCTGGCCGTCCCGTTGCCAGGAGATGGTAAAGGGATTCGCATTCTTGGGGGCCAACTCCACGCCGACGACATACAGCGTCTTGGTCTGATAGTCTGCGCCATAGGTGAGGAACGGTGTCGTAAGGATCGGCGTCACGGCATTGCCCTTGTGCATCCGGTCTGCGGCATTGCCCTTATAAATCACACCATCATTCAGGCCGATGAAGGGCCGAGGACGGTTGCCGGTGTCGACCACCATGGCCAGGGAATCGGCCCCGAAGCTCGTCCATTGCGCCCAGCGCGGGAACGGTTCCCCCAGCGTTTGAAAGCGATAATCCATCATGAGCAGTTTGGTGTTGCGCGTCTGGCCCGATGGCGTGTAGGCAATAATGGCGCGACCACTGAGCAAATCGTTGATCGCCCACCAGTTCTTATAGGTGCCCTGTGAAACGGAGTCGCGTAAGCTGAGATTGATCGGGAACGACAGTGCCGACTGTGTGTAGTCGCCGAATCGATCCGTCGTGGCGAGTGAATGGACCGTGCCATGGGGACTGACGAATCCGAGATCGTTCGGCAAGGTGAAGATGCTATTGTGATAGGCGGCCGTAATCCCGCGCTTAAAGACCACGAGGGCAAAATCAGTCACGCTCGCACCCGTCACCCGATGAATGCTGCCTTTATTGGGACCCTTGAAGACCCAGAGGTCATCGCCAAAACTCACGATGCCGACAATGGCGTCCCCATCGGACGGATCAATATCAATGCTGCCACTGCCCAGACCTGCCCAATCTTCAGGGTTGAGATTGACGCTGTAGGAGAGCCGTGACGGATGGGCCATATCGCCCGCGCCCCACATGCGATTCTTGTGGGAGGCGCTAAAGGAAAAATTCGGGGGGGACCCCGCCAGGGTTTGAAAGGTCGTCTGATCCCAGGACTTCGGCACATCCGCAGACGCATCGCTCGACAATATCAACAGATCATCGAAGGTCGCATAGGCCGGGACGGCACCGCTGACCAATCCTGTAGCAATGTTGCTAAAGATCCCGTCTGACAGATCGGCGGCCACAATGCGAGAGTCCACATGCGCCACCACTTTCTGTGTGGCAGATCCGGTCGTGCCTTGCCGCCAATAATCATAAATGCCCTTGACAGTAGAGGACGCTCCCAACGTCGCCCCATTGAATGCCGTGGTGCCTGGCATCGTCTGAATACCGCCATTCAACGTAAAGACGACATTCTGGGCTTTGGAGAGAAAGGGCAACAGCATGACGCCCGTGTTCGGCGCGTCGTAGACGGTGGGACCGTAGTCCGTCGCCCATCCCCCTCCAAATCTGTGGGTCACCCAGGTCGCCGCTTGCTGCATGCTTACTCCGAAAACGTATCGAATCTGTTGTTGAGTGAATAGCGTGCCCCGCCGCGTCGGGTATAGGGTCTCGCGGCATAGCTGCGATAGAGTCCCGCGCGCGGCTGAATCCGCACGCGATTGTGCGTCCCCATATCGTGATCACTGATGACGCGGTTCATGAGCTGTTCGTATTCCACTTTCACTTCCTGGCTGCGGGCATCATCGCGCTTGTCTCGATACCACGCTTCCAACGCATGCAGCACCACGGCATAGCGATACCGGAGCGGCATGATGGGCTCATCAGTTGCCGAGACGAGACCGGCCTGTTCCGTGCCGGTGGCCGACACGGCGAGATTCGCCGTCACATAGGCATAGGGAATGACATAGACTTGATCAGGATAGGGATAGAGCAGCACCTTGCGCACGGGCGTCGTATTGCCGATGCTGGGCAAGTCCAGAATCGAGGCCATGCGCGGACGGCCACTGATATTGCTGCGCACATGGTTCCGGCGAAAGTCGCTCCGATTGACGAGCGGCAGCTCCCAATCCGTACTGAACATCTGAAAATCCAGCGGGCGTTCGAAGTCCGCCGCCAGCGCATACTCGTCCTCGTAGTTAATATAGGCGGCTCCAGAGGCATCGCTGGAGGCCACGTACCGGGTTTCGAGCGTGCCAGAGGTATCGTTCACGACGGTCGAGACGCGGTAAATATCGTGGCCGCCGGCAATGGTGATCTTAGAGCCGACTCTCATATTGTTCTGGTTATAGACGGTTGCCGTATTCCACAAGGTGCCACTGCCCACCAAGGCTGTGCTCCCCGCGCTGACCGAGAGCGTCCCGGTGATGTAGGGCGCATGAGTCGTGAGGAAGGCCCGGCGTTCCGTCCAGGGGAACACGTACTTCGTCCCAACATGGATATCCTGCAGTGAGATGTTGATATACCGCTGCGCCTGTGTTTGGGTGGCGCTGATCCCCGTCGTGACGCGCACACGGTTTTGCAGGTCCGTATACAGGTCCTCGAAGGTCGTCGGTTGCGAGGTTGCACTCACTGAGATCCTCCTTATTTGCCGACCACCGGCATCGCTTGACCGGTCGCCATCGAGGCGTTCACCTTGGCACAGACTTGATTGGCTACGGTGCCCGCCACCGTCGCCGTGGCTTCACCGGCTATCACGCGCGGATCAGGCGGCAAGAATGGTTCAATGGTCGAGACCAGGACTTCGATCGTAGGCAGTCCGGCACAGCCTGAGACGACCGCGTGTTGGAGATCAGCTCCCACTTTCATGACGACCGTTTGGTTCTGCTGCGTCTGGGCCGCGCTGCACGCGCTCAATAACAGTAATGCTGCTAGTCGTAGTGGTCGCATGGTGATCCTTTCCAAGTGTTTCGTTATAGATGGAAATCAGCGTTGAGATCCCGCCGAGCACCATCATAATCATCTCCAGCATTAGGGCACCTTCGTGACGGTCACCGTCTCCTTTGTCACGGTCGGCGGATCCTGCGTGGTCGTGACGGATTCTGTTTTCGCCGTCGTACCGGTGCCCGTCGCAATCGCCCCACGAATTGCTGGGATGAGCGCCAACAAGTTTTCAGGCGATGTGAGATCCAGCGTGGGACAGAGCACATGGAGCACGGCGAGAGTCGTCGCGCCCCAGGCCACGCCTTCCAATGTCGTCGGCCAGTGCAGGATTCGTTCGTACATGGTGCCTCCGTTATTTCTGATTGATCCGCATCAACAATTCCGTCTGCCGATCCACTTTGTCCGCAATCGATTCCAGATTATCGTCGATGCGATTCAACCGATACTGATTCGCCTCATGCTGTTCCTGTTGTCGGCCCACATGCACCGCAAAGGCCCCGATACTGCTTTCGACGACATCCACTCGCTTGTGGACCTCACGAATCTTTTTGCCGAACCAGCCGAACAAGGCGAGCATCGAGCTCAAGATCCCCGTCACAAATCCACCAAATCCATCACCCCAATCAATTTTGCTAGGGTCCATGCCCAGCTTCCATGACCCCGTTGGTGTCACAATGCGGGAGATAGACCTGTTGCTCGCGCACATCGACAAACGCCGGTTCCATCTCGCGGAATCGATTCACGCTGAATCCGCGATGATCGCGGTAGTCCATAATGGCGACGGCATAGGACTCGTTAAGCGAACAGATGCGACGCCACACAAAGAACGCGGCCCCATTGCCCATCAAGGGGCACTCGTATTTTGTGCCTTGAATCAGGGGTTCGGTCTGCGTGATATAGGGCTCGGCTTCGACGCAGGTCGCCAAGATCATCCCCGCCAGAATATCCACGCCTGTCTTGATAATCTCAGTCATTTGGGCCGTTGCTGGCAGTGGTACTGCACATGCGTAAATGCGTCATCATGACGCAAGGGTTTTCCGCAATAGGGGCAATGGTAGATCTTCTCGTTCTTAGACATTGCGATCCAGCCACGGCACAAGCGGCTCTTCATTGCCAGGTCCATGATGGACGACCAGCCAGCGTGCCTGTCGGTCCATCGTATCGACATGCAGATGGCTGTTGGTGAGATCCAATTCCACACCAGAAAATCCCAGTGAGACCGCAGCCCGCGCCGCATCGCGTAAATCCTGTGGCGTGTCATATTGCATATCAGCCGCGCGGCATTTGATGCCTGCAGAGGGGAGAAAGATATGCGCGGATCCCGGCGCACCACCCACCGCGTGATTGTGCAGCGGGGTCGATTCACGGCGGTCCAATGAACCGGGATTACTCGCTTGGAGCTGATCCAGTAAGGCAAGGAATGTGTCATCGACGGTGACATAGCTCACTGCCTGGGACTCCTGGTGCCTACGGGCGTTCTCGTGCCAGCGGAAGTGCGCGGTTGACTGAATGGAACAACGGTCCGTGGCAGCGAGAGGCCCGTCGAGGCCGTGGTAAACGTCACAGTATTGCTGTAGGCGACGGAGGCGTTGGACGATTGGTCGACGAACTTCCCGCGCGCACAGTAGGCCGTATTGGGGGCCAGCCCTTGGATCAACGCAAGCAAGGAGAGGTTGCTGTAGACCAGCGTGAAGTTGCTGCACCCGGATGGCGAAAGTTCAATCGTGGTCGTCACGCTCCCGCGATCATCGGTCCCTGGATCGGAAGTCAGGACGACCGAGTTGCTGAACGTGCCCACGACGCGCAGGTTCGTCATGGTCGATGGCGGGGTAATATCGATTGGCCCCGGCGTCACGATGGTGACGGTGTTGCTATAGGCCGCGCTCAGGTTGTTGCTCGTATCGATCGCTTTCACTTCGGCGCAATAGGTCGTGCTGCCAGCAAGATTAATCAGCGCCAGCGTGGTATTGCCGACTAAGCCATAGAACACTGGCGTCACGCAGCCATCGGTGCTCAGGTAGATTCGGTAGCCTGCGACGGCCACATTATCGGTGGCGGCAGTCCAGGCCAGGAGGCCTTGAGTTTGGCTGACCACCGAGCCGGTCAGACCGGCCACCGTCGAGGGGGCTGTGGTGTCCGCCGTGGAGCTGGCGACGACCACCGTAATCACCAGGCTCACCGTATCGGTGTTCGGGACTGGCTGGGCCACATCCTGGCAACGGGCATAATACGTATGCGTCGAGCCATTGGTCAGCGACGTGGCTGTCGCGGAAAAGTTCAAGGCCGCCGCGGTCATGGTATTCGCCATGCTCGCATAGGCCACGTCGGTCGTATCCCACTTGCAGCTCGCCGCTTCGTTGGTACTCAAACTGAACGGTGCAGCGGTTGTTCCGGCCGGGAAGGGATTGAGCGATGAGGTATTCGTCATCACCGGCGCAATCAGGTCGGCTTGCTGCCCGATGCTCCAGGTCACCGTGGTGCTGGGGGTCGAGATATTTCCTGAGGGATCTTGACAGAGCACATGCTCGGTATAGGACGCGCCGGCGGTTTCCCCGCTCAAGGTCTGCGTATGGGTCGTGCCGCCTGTGGTGCTGAACGTGGAGGGCAACGAGGCATAGGCCACATCTGAAGGGCCATATTTACAGGTGGCGGCTTCGCTCGTGGACACTTGTAAGGTGACTGAGGTGGTGCCGATGGGTTGCACGCCCGTTGGCAGTCCACCAAAGACAGTCGGCGGCGTGATATCGATCAGCGGATTGACCTTGAGATAGACCACCATGGGATCGGTACCCGTGGGATTGAAGGAGCGCGTCCCACCGCCCGCTACATTCGCGCTGGTGCTCGTCACGTTGGTGATCGGGTCAAAAAACTCCACCGTAAAGGCCAGCCCTGCGCTACAGGACCCGAGATTGATGGTGTTCGACCCATCGGCAGGCATGTACATCAAGTATTCGCTACAGTCCTCCTTGAGGCCATAGCCGGAGTTGATGATCGTGGAATCGGTCACTGGCAGCATGCCCGCCAGGTGCATCTTCTTCGCATAGACCTGGACACCGGCCGCCGTGGTGATCAGGTTGGCCTGCACCCCGGCTGATTCCCGGAGGTTGAGCGAGACATCGTGATAGCCGCGCGTGAACAGCTTCCACTTGACCGCCACGGTTTCCGTCCCGCAGACACTGCCCGCGCCGGTATGGTCGGAATCGTAGAGGATGACCTTCGCGCCGGTCGCGGCTGGCGGGTTCGTTTCGTAGTTCGTCACCCCATCGCAAATGGTCGAGATGAGTGTAACGTGGGTATTGGTCAGCAGCCCCGCATTGTTCTGCGTGAAGGCCATACCCGTGTTCCAAATCGGATGGATCTTCCGGCCACCCGTCGCTTCATAATTCTTCACTGTATCGGCGATATGGTTCTGCCAGGCAATGTTCGTGGCGTCGTCCTTATCCTCGTTCGAAATTTCGTAGAGATACCCGTCAATGTCATTGAGATTGTCGATCCGCGCCTTGACCAGCGCATCTTGCAAGGCGGTAATGGCTGCATTAGAGTTCTCGTGGGTCTCCTCGCACATATTGTTGGCGTTGGCATCGCAGGAAATCCCGTTGACATTATTCGAGGCGAAGTAGGGGTGCGACATCCCACCGACGGTATTCTGGTAATGATCGTAGCCATACCACAGCATCACCGAGGGCGTGAGTCCTGCCTTGACTGCGGCGAGCACGACCGCTCGCTCGCGCGCGAGGAAGGCGGGATTGATCTGCGTGAGATCGAAGATGCCCACAGTCTTGCCGGTGCCCCCGTCCACGCGCGTGCTGATCGCGACATAGGGCAGTTGGGTATAGGGGACTTCCTCAAAGCCTGCGGTCCCTGAGGCCGATTCTTCGAAGGTGAAGTTGCGAATGAAGTTTAGGCCTTGGCTCACCATCTGGGCAAACTTCGTGGCATAGTCGTAGATCACGCCGGTCAAGCCCGATTCGCTATAGTCCATCACCGTCGTAAAGATGCCTGAGAGACCGGATAGATAGAGCGCGTTGCCACTGTCGTTGGTCAGCCACGGCTTACTGCCGAGCTGCCGGAGGACCCCGGTTGATGGGCCATGATCGATCACAGCGGGATCAGGCGGGTTCGCGCAGACATAGGCATTCGCCGTATCGTTCTCGACGCCTGCGCTGTCTCGCGCGAACAAACAGGCAAAATCGGTTCCGGCTGGCAGCACGATGTTGTAGCGCCCCGCTACGATGGAGGCGGCTTGAATGACGATGCTCTGATTGAACGTCCCGGCATTGTCGCCATATTGCAGACGGTACGACGCAGGCGAGCCGGTATCGGTTTCGGTGAAGCCTGTATCGTCGGCGAAGGTCAAGGTGGTGATGGTCGGCGCAGCGGGTGGGCTCGACGAGAAGCCGCCCATGACAAACAAACTATTCGAGACATTGGCCAGCGAGCCGCTCGTGGCCACCCAGTCATCAATGCCAGTCTTGCCCGTGGTGACATTGGCATCCGACCCTGACAGGACCAGGATTTCGGTCGAGGTGCCCGCCGGAATGCGGTACAGACGCAGGGCGGTCCCTTCAAACTCACACCGGAGTTTATCGCCATTGGCCCAGGTCGTCGCGTTCTCGGTCAGCGAGGTCTTGCTGACATCGGCCACGCGCGTATTGATCAGCGTGGTCGTCCCTTCGTTGTGTTGCGCGATACAGAGCGCCCAGGTAATCGTTGGTGGATCGGCCATGCGGAGGACGCACCCCGTTTCCGCAGCCTGCGCGCCGGTAAAGACATTAATCGTAATTTGACACCATTGATCGTTGGGCGTGGCGACGGATGCTTGAAATTGCTCAACGGCTTCCGTGTTGACCGTCGTGGGTTCAATGGTCTGCGAGACAATCTGAGCCGCGCTGCGATTGGTATAGCCGTTGTTCCACTTCGCGCCGAGATCCGCCGCGTTCACCCGCTGAAAATTGTCGCTGTCGAGCGTCGTGCGAAACGTGCTGGGCGTGGTGACATAGACCGCCGCCGTGTAGGTGCCGATATTCCCGGCATTATCGACGCCCGCCGCCGCATAGCCGTAGGTCGTTCCGCCGGTCAGCGAGCTATCGACAGAGCTGGTACCTGGTGCGGCGACCTGCGTGAGGACCGTAGAAGGCGTACAGGCCGCCCCGGTGCAGCGTTTGAGAATCGTGCCTGCGAGGCCGCTCCCGCCAGTATCGGTGGTCAAGTTGAAGGTGATCGTGGCTTGTCCTGCGCCATTGGCTGAGACCGCGAGGCCGGTGACGGCTGCAGGAGGCGTGGTGTCGGAGGGAGGGGGCGAGGCACTCCCACATCCCAACCTGGTATTGCCGACCGACAGATCATCGATATAGCGATTGCCGAGGCCGTTCTGCACATAATGGCGCATCACGTTGGTTTGTGAGTTCACGTTCTGCGTCTGCTGGTTGTAGTAGCCCACCGTTTGTGTGCCATTCACAAACAGCTCCACCGTGCCGTTGGATTGTCCGACGGTATTATTAATGATGTGCCCTTCTATGCAATACACCTGATTATCGTCGAGCGAGACCGACGCCAGATTGGGAGGATAACTGCAGCCGACATCGACGACGCCGTTCGGGCATGTCTGCACCTGATAGTTGTTATTGTTGCCGACCGCGACACTCATCCGTCGATCGCCGTTGTCATTGGAAAAATAAAATTGATTCCCGTTCCCGTTCGGCACGAGGATCAGAAATTTCGTGACGGTGAGCGCGTAATAGGTGAAATTGGTCGTATAGTAATAGGTCCGAAACCACACCTCTTGCGAGTCGGGAATGCTCCGATCGTAAAAATCACCGCAGCCTGTGCTTTGGCAACTCGACGTAAACACCGATTTCAGCGAATGCGCGCCGCTCGTGGGCCAGCCTGCGAAGCTATCGGTGGAAATTGTGGCATTGATCCCATCAGGGTTGTTGACGGAATCCAAAAACACGCCACTCGATACCCAATTTTGATAGAGATGGTTTTCGAAGCCCTCCGTCCAGAACACCGTCGCCTGTCCCGGCGCAGCCCAGAGAAGGAGGACGAGCAAGAGCAAGAGTCGTGTCCTCATTCTTCAGACCACACAATCGTATAGGCATGGGTTTGACCGGACACCAGGGCCGCGCCGTTGAAATTCACGGCGAGCTGCTCCGCAATCCCGCGCAGCGTCACAGGTTGGACACCGAATCCATTGCGCATCGTGGGGAGGAGTTCATACCCGGCATCCTGGACGACCCCAGCAAAGCTGGCTGGCACGGCTGCGGGCGAGGCAATCCGCACGGTGTTGAGGGTGCCGACCGCCGTCCCTAACGCCCCAGGATTGGCGGTGTAGTGATTCACCGTCGCCGTGCCCGCAGGATTGTTGGAATCCAGCGGGACGACCGTCCCCGCGACCGGTGTGCCAGTCGTATCGACTGCGCTGCGCTTAATTACGAAGAACTGTTGTGATCCGGCGGCGGTGTTCGTGGTGGTCAAGCGGATGGACCAGACTTTCACCGTTTTCGTGGCACTCCCCGTAATCGTCAGCAGATCGGTAGGCGTGGCGGGAGGGGTAAAGGTATTGCTGGCCTGATAGGTGCTGAAAGGTTGCGGGCGCACCGCGAGCCAGGAGGTCGCTTGTGAGGTGCCTTGGTTTTCGCCGGAGATGAGGTTGCCCAGGGAGACCTGGATTAGTCCGCCTAGCGTCATCGTGCACGGATTCGCCGTCCCTTCCGTGTAGCTCGGAGTACTCGCACTGCTGACGCAGGCCATTGGGGTGAGGTTCGTCCAGGCCGCGAACGCCACGGTGGCCGTGGCCAGTATGAATCCGAGCACAAACCAGCGTGTGCGTATCATGGGGTTACCATCCTCCCGGTGCCGGCTTGCGATCGACGGCATGCTGTTTGATGCGCCCTGAACTGAAATAGCCTTGGGCTTCTCCAATGCTCACGCGCACGCGCGGGTTCGTGCCGTCCAATTTGATGAAGCACCCGCGTTGGAAGACCACGGACACGCCGGCTGGATCGACGGGCTCCCCAGCCGACAGATTCTTCACTTCCAGCTTCACATTGTAGGAATCGTTGACCCCGGCATTGTCCGTGTCGAAGCAGGACGCCACGCAATCGGTGCCTTGCCCTGAGAGCATCGACATGTTCTCGATCCACCCAGATCCGACAAACACATGCGCACTTTTAGTAATGAGCAGACTTTGTGGGTAACGGATCGAAATCGGAAAGATCCGCGCGTCATCGCACACGAACTGATCGAACAGCAGCACGCCGGTCGTCGTCGACAGCGTGTCTTGGGTGCCGAGGACGCCTTTCGCCACAGCGGCGGCATTCGTCAAACTCGTCAACGCAATGACCGAGGCCCCGTCAAGATAGAGCGTGAAGGTGCCCGCCCCGGCGGTCGACACTAGATAGGTCAGTTCGATGGCGGTCCATTTCCCGCGCGTGAACGTCACATAACTCGATGGCGCGGTCCCATCGCCGATCCCAACTTCCAGCAGGTTCGTGGCGGCGGTCATCCGCATCCCGAGTGTGCCTTCGACCGTCCCGCCCGCTTGCTGAAACTCGAACAGGCTAAACACATCGTCTGCCGTGGCGGTAAAGCCAGGTGAGATCCACAGATAGAAACGAACCGAAATCGAAGCGGTATCGGCCGCAAGAATGGCCGCATCCGTCACGGTATGATCATTCGTGTCGCCGCCGGAGAGATCGATCTTCATGCAATAGGCGCCACGAAAAGGGATGGCCAGATTGTCCTTCGTGAGGGTCGTATAGTGCGGGTAGGTGATGAGCGAGCCGGTGTCGCTCGTACTGTCCCAATCGCCCCGCGTGCCATACTCGAAATTTTCCTCGAACAGCCAGGGAAAGCTCATGGCGACACCTCGCTCGCGAGCGTCTGGGCCGCCAGGCGTTTGCGTTTCGCCGTTTCTCTCCCGCGCGCCAGATTGTCCCGCAGGCGTTGCTTCTGCGCCTCCGTCATCTCTCGTTTCTTGACTTGCGCGAGGGCTGTATTCTCCGGGTGCTTGCCTTCAAACGCCTGATCCCATTTGGCTTGCGGGACCGAGCGATAATTGATAGCCCCGCTGATTTGCGCATCCGACACCAGGCGATCCATGACACCAGACGGACGATAGCGTTCAATATTCGCGAGGTCTGGATCGTCGGAGTCCGGCTCTAATTGCCGCCGGATATTCTTCCATTTGAGAATGATCCCCTTATTGGCCTTCTCCCATTTGCGATGCCGATCCACCATGCCAGCGGGATTCTTTCGCATCTCTTCTTCTGTGGGCATCCCATGCGACCAGGCTGTGCGCAGCTCCACTTCCAGCTTCGCGAGCTTGTCCTGTTCGTCGCCAGGCAACGGTTCCGGCGCGTAGGATTCCAAGGTCTTGTCGATAGACCGAGACCGCGCTGACAACAGCGCCGGTTTGCTGATCTTGTTGCGGAACGGATTGGATGGCGACAGCGTGCTCGCAATCTGTTCCTTCTCTTCTTGGAGATCCTGAATCTGCGGCTGCTTGAGGAGCACTCGATCGAGCGGTTTCATAGTCACTCCTTGGCTAGTGTGCTGATCAACATCATCAACTTTCGATACGAGACAGGGCGGCATTCGTGCGCCGCCCTGTCTGTTACATGGGTTACGTGCTGGCGGTGATCAATGTGCCCCCTGTCCCACCCGCGACGGTCGCGACATAATTCAGGCACAGGTCCATATCGGCGGCAGCAAAATCATCGAACAACAGGCCGGCCGTATTCACGGTCATGGTACAGCGAAGCGCGTGGACGACCCCCGCGCCCGTGAGAGCGCCTGCAGTCACAACTTTCGTGGTCCCGACCGACACTTCCGTCCCGATATAATCCAGTTCTCGGAATGTACCCGAGCACCCATCAGCGATCACGATCGCAGTCGTCCAGGCCACGCCGGAAGCAATCGAGCCGTCCTTATAGACGATGCACTTATCAAAAAAGAAATGGGTCGAGGCCCCCAGATCAACCGCCGCTCCACAGGAGGTCGTGACGCTGGAATCCTTGAATACACAGCCCTGGAACATCACGCCCGCTGCGGCGCCGCTCGCAATCACGCCTTTGGTATTGGCATGCCCGACCACGCCGGTATTGTCGATGAGACACCGGTTGAACCGGAGATTGGTCGCGGCGGCTGAAAACGACACAGAGGTTTTCTGCGTGATGGGCAGAAACTTGATATTGTAGAAATGGGTGGAGTCGGCGGTGACCGTCAGGGAATTGCTGGCTGAGCCGGTAATGATCACCTTCGGGCCATAGAGGCCGCTCGTCAGATCGTTCACTTCCATTTGCGGATAGAACGGCAGCCCCACAAACGTGAGCCCCGCCTTATTCACCGCTGCGTTCGCTGACACATGCGTCCCAGGTAAGAGCGCAATGACATCACCCGCGTTCGCGGTGGCATTCGTCACGGCTTGCGCAATCGTGGCCAGCGCCCGTTCTGGCGACAGGCCATCGTTGTTATCGCTGGATGAATAGGTCCGCCCATCGACGAGATAACCCGAGGAGGGCGCCACCCACCAGACTTGTCCCACGGTCATGGGCAACATGGCCCACATGGTTCCGTATTTCGTTAAGTAACTCATCGTCGTCGTCTCCTTGTGCTACGATTGACTCCGTTCCCGTGAACGACCATCACACGCGCAGCCCCGTGCTGGCTCAGAGTCCGTCGGTTCGGTTATACGTTTTCACTTTCTTCACGCCCAATGAGCGGTTCCTCGGTTGCGACGGGCCAGGACAACCTGGAAAAGGTCCCTCCTTAAAGTCGATCGAGGGTGTGGTCCCAGGCGGCGCCAAGCCCTTCGCCGTGGGACTCGTGATCTTCCGTTGCGGATTGTCGGTGAAGTACCGATTAGCCATGATGGATATGTCCTCCCTTGACGGCGCGCCCATGGATGCTGAGCGCCTGGAATTTGGCCTTCCCTAATTTCTTTCTGCCGATAGAGGCAGCGAGGGCGCCAGGATCGCTGGCCCCCTTCGCCGCCAACGTCGACTTGAGTTGCGCGAATCGCTTCCCGCTTCCCAATTTAGGCTTCATCTAGTAGCCCTTCTTCTTGCTCTGTTTCTTCTTCATGGTTGCGACTCCTCAGTTGCGCACGATTAGCTCACGGAGGCCCCGAGAATGAACCGCCAATCGCGATACATATTCGAATAGCGGCAATAGGCCCGCCACTTGGCGACGAGCGTGTCCAATTCCTCCGCCATCCCGAATTCCAACTTGATGCGGTCGAACCACACCAAGTAATCCTTCATGGCATCGGTATCGATCATGTACCAGTCATTGGTGTCGGTCAGATATTCCCAATCGACCACCGCATACGCATCCTTGTGCACGTTCGCATCGTTGTTGGCCGTGCTCGGTTTGCCGGACGATTCGACGATTTCAAACGCGCGCCCATAGAGCGCGACCGGAATCAATAACCGATCCGGCATGGTGGTGATGCGTTCGGCTTGATCGCCTCGAAATCCACGGAACTGAATCCGTGCGGCTTCGACGGCGGTCGCCGTCAGGCTGGAGGTCACGAGATTATCGAACCCGCTCGTCGTCGAGGCCCCTGAGGTCGTGGTGTGATTGTCACTGCAGAGCGCGACCCCTTCACTGTGACTGTAGAAATAGGAATCGACATTGAACGCATTGTTGAACGGACGCGCGCCGTGCTTCTGCCGGGTGCGCACGTAGGCTTGCGCCAGCGCGGTCGGCTTCCGCTCCCAGATGCCGTGCCGGTCATCATCGTACAGATCGCGGGTGATCTGAAAGCCGTTGACGAACTCCTTATGCGTCGCCGTCACGTCATAGCCCTGATTCTGGCTCTGATAGGAGACGGTGCCGCCGAACTCGGTGAAGTCGCCAATGGCGCCGACTTCCGACCAGCGTTCGAACGAATCGCTGGAGGTTTCCATTCCGTAGAAATCAGCAATCCTGTCAGGGAGTTGCTTGTACTTGTCGCTGAAGAGTTTGGTGACTCGCTTATCAATGAGATCGCCAAACCCGCCGGTATTCATCGGTGTCATGTGTCAATCTCCTTCGTCATCAGATTAGGATTGCACTTGCAACCAGGCGTTCCCGCCTAAGAGCAGATGCACATAGGAATCGCCCGTCCCGAACAATTCGAGATCGAGAATAGAGAAGGTCGCGCCGGTCGCAATCGCAATGTCGGTGCGCACCTTCGTGAGATCGGTCGTCAAGGTCACCCCCTGCAACCCGATGTTGACCCCGGCATACTGGAAGGTATCGCCCACCGCATTGGCGGCAAAGGGCACAATCACCGTGCCGGTGACGGTCGCCCCGGTGCTCGTGATCTTCCGACTCTTCCCGACATTGGCACCGCTGGTGTACCAGACGATGCCTTCGTCCATATCGGGTGACGCGACGGAGGTGCCCCCCACGAATGTTAAGCCGTTCGACGAGGCCGTCACGATGGCATCGGCGGTAATCGCCGTGCCGGTGGCCCCAGTTACCATCTGCGCCCTGAGGATTTGATCGGGATTCACGATCACGCCGAAGATCGCTTCATCCGCGCCCTGCGTGGTGCTATAGCTAATCGGCCCGGAGGCCGCATTGCCCATGCCGTTGTCTAGTACATGGCCCAGGGCATTCGCAATCGAGGTCGTGGTGCTGGTCGAGATCTGTCCGCTCGCATTGGCGGCAGACTTGATCACCACCGTCCCAATCAATTGCGCGGCGCTCGCCTTATACTTCTTAATAATCGGAGTCGAGGCACTGAGATTGCCAAGGTATTGCATGGTGGTGTCCTTTCAACCCTGCTTTCGCGGTCCAGGGGTGTGACCTGTTAGAGAAACCCGCGTTTGATGCGGGCTGCTCGGTGTCGATTCAATTCCCGCCGCTCATCGGCCGTACTGCGCACCTGCCGATACAGCTCATCGTAGATATACAAGCTGCATCGGATATCGAACGTGCTGCAGCCATCGCAGGTCGCCTGACAGACGGGAAACTCTTTTTCCTTTCGGTACTGGACCCGAGCCGGATTGAATTTGCCGGTACAGAGAGGACAGAGCGTAATCACCTTCTTCTGGGCGGCCAGATCGGCAATCCATCCGCCGGCCACCCGATTGCGCTTCTTCCCGCCGGCTTCGGACTCCTTGAGGAGCTCCGCCGCCGTCCAATCGTGCTTGATCAACAGATTCATCGAACGCCTGTCTTCTTAAAGGTGTCGTACTCCTCGAATTCCTTCTGCACATCGCCCCAGCCGCCGGGGTAGCGGCCATTGCGCATGAGCCGCTCGTAGTGCTGCACTTCACGACCGGACAGCGTGCTTTTGAAATCCTTCGTGGTGTCGGCCTTCTTCTGCGCGCTGGACGTTTCCTTGTGTGATTCTCGCGGAAGCGGTTTTGTGGTCATGGCCTGTTTGGCTTTCAAGGTCTCCAAGGATCCCAACGCGGATCGGACCGCCGTGAGTTCCATCGAGAGCCCTTGCTCCTTGGTGGCAGGCCGTCCAAGACGATCGACCAGATAGGCATATTCGCGCTCCACTTTGGTGCGCTCCTCGCTGCCTGGGACGATCACATTGGGGACCAGTGACTTGTACTCGTTCATCTCCGTCGCGACACTCGTGACCTGCCGTAGGGTCTCGCTGTGTGCCTGCTGCTCCTTCCGCCAGCCCTCTAGCAATTGCTGATCGCGGATCTCTAAGGCCTTGCCCATGGTGATCTGCTGGGCATCGACGGCGGCCTGCAGTTGCTCCCAGGTATATTTCGGCTGGGATTTCGTCTTCTCGGCTTCTTGAGCCGCGAGCCGTTCCTCCAACCGAATCCGGGCTTCGCGCTCCTGGCGCGCTTCCGCTTCTACTTGGGTGGCTTTGGCTTCAGCCGCTTTGGCCCGAGCCCAGACTTGCTTGAACCGCTCGCCGCCGGGTTCAAGAGCGTTCGGTTGGCCCTCCGCATGTTCCGTTTCATCTTGACCACCGGACTGTTCATCCGTGTGGTCGGTTGCATCGGTCTGCCCACCCGTAGCAGCCCCTGCATCGGTCGTTTCTGCGGGGCTTGAATCGGAAGATGACTGTTGTACATCGTCCAGCTCCTGTCCTTCGAGAATACTCATGGTCCCGTCCTCCTACTTATGGCGTAGTCGCCGCAGGCACTTGTGGGAGCCTGATCCCTCGCGCCGAAGCGCGAATCGCGGTGTCTTCCCATTCCCGCATAATGTCGTGAGGCAAGCCCATGATCCTGCGGAGGAGCGCCACTTGCGCCTTCGCCGCCGCGACCTGGCATTGCGCCTGCCGGCTGTCTTCATCGCGATAGGTGGTGACACAGACATCCGTCCAGTGCCCGACTTCGCGTTCCGCGTCGTTCAACATGGCTTGCAGTTGTTCCAGCAACCGGTCCCAACCTGGATGGCCTGTCAGATCCGTGGCCTTGACTGCGGCCACTTTCAAGAGCTCCAGGTTGATGGTCCGGTCCTCCTGTGAGGACTTCCGCTGAAACGCCTGGAAGTCTTTCATGGTGGGCGGCATCAACGTTTTCTCTCCGTCGGAATCTCACAGACCGAGCAATAGGGCGGCACGGTCTCGGGCTTCGTTACATGCGTCCACACGGTGTCATTGACCGGCACACGGAACAGTTCGCCATACAGGGCTTTGCATTGGGGACACCAGATCGTTGCCTCTTTTTCCATCACATCCCGCCCATGCCGGTGTTCGCGCCCCCGCCCGCTGTCGGTAAACTCTCGTCGGTTAATTGGCCTGGGCCTTGCGGTTGCGCAGTCGCGCCGCTGCCGTCGCCCTGACTCTGCTGTCCGCCGGCGCCGCCCCCACCGCCGCTCTGCATCAGCGCGAACTGTTGGGCGTGCTGCGCCATTTGCTGTTGCTCAGCCAGAATCCGTTGGAGTGTGGTCATCCATTGCTTCAGCAGGACGCGACAGCCCTGATCGAGCTGCTTGGATTCCGGCGTCATGAGAAAATCCTGGAATATTTGGAGTTGGGCTTGCGCCCCCTCTTGCGGGAGGCCCTGGGGCATCTGGCCTTGATAGATCGTCCAGACCACCTGATCGGCGGTGAGCTTCGGCTTCTTGCTGTCTTCGGAGGGCGCCAGCACGAGCTCATTCGGATCTTGTCCCAACGCGGTGACCAGTTTCTTTTCCCAGGTATAGAACGTCTCTTTATTCGCCGTCCCCATTTGGAACGTCATGCCATTGAACAGGATCGGCCCGAGCGTTTGGAGGATCTGCGCCTGACTGGCCTTGCTCGTATTGAGGCTGTTGGCTTTGAAATCGAATTGAAACCGACCACGAATCTTCGAGGGATCGTCCAACGTGCGGTAGGGATTCGAGCCTGGATGCGTCATCGAGGCAATGCGATATTGTTTCTTCGGCGGGAGAAAGGCTTGATTCAATTCATGGAACTGTTGATAAGCCTGCGCGAGTCCGGCGAAGAACCGACGTAATAAGCGCTCCGGTCGCGCATCGCCCTGTTGCAACACGCTCATCATGCCGCCGACCGTGCGGAGCGCGCTGGCCTTGCCTTGCGGGACCCGTCCGAGCTGGAGATCCCCGATCACGGTTTGCTTATCCGCCCATTGCTGTAAGAGGGCCAGGAGATTCAGCGACACGGATTGATCGGCATTCGGGATCTGCGGGAAGACCATGTCCTGACCGGGATTGCTCACCGGATAGCCTTCGCCAGGGGCGCACTTAATGACTTCCGGCCGCATCCCGGAGGCCGCGCGATACAGAAACCACGGCATATTCACGAGCGTGTTTTTATCGAGCGTCTGATCGAGAATGGCCTTGATCACATCATGGAGATGTTCGACCAGTTCCAGCATGCCGATCGCGTAGAATTGACCGGGGACGGGAATGAACCGCGCTTCCGCAAAGGGGCGACGCGGGGGCATCGCCGGGAACCGTTCATTGAGGAGGGAGACTTTGAGGAGCTTCTTCCGTTCTTTCAGGACCGTGAAAATGACATCTTCATCCAGTCCGTCATCGTTCACATCGTAGCGTCCGAAGTAGGTCAGCCGCGTCAGCGTTTTGTTCGTGGCGTCCGCATGGCCATAGGCTTGACCGGCAAGCGCGTCCCGCTGGACTTTATGCTCGCCAGGATCAGATCCGTCTTCGCCGACCGCGCTGCTTTTCGTGGGATCCTCGTCCAGCGCCTCCAGATCCGCATCAGACAGTTGATCGTAGTACCCCTGTTGGTGCAGGCGCTTGATTTCGTCCCAGGCGGGATAATCCGCCATGGTGACGTGATCGGCGCCGCCCGGATTGGACGGCCCTGGCATCTGACAATTCGTGGAGCGTGCGGGGACGACAATATCTTCGAGGGCTTTCGGGATGAAGCAGGGGCCATCATAGAGGCGCATCTCCCGTTCAGCCACCATGACGAGGCGCGCATCTTCGTCGGTATAAAACTCAATGGAGGCGTCCTGGTCCTGGTGCGACTCGTCGGTCCAGCGCACCGACCAGCCCCAGAGATCAGCGCCGGTCTTGCGCGCAAAGGACTGCGGGAAGGCCTGGGCCAGAATTTCGACCAGTTGCGCTTCGGCGGGGAGCGACGGATTCAAGGCGGGATAGGTGCGGACATCGGAAATGATGCGGTCTTCTTTAATATAGGGAATGAAGGCGATCGTGGTGCCGTCGGTCACAAAATGTTCCGCCCATTCCTGGACTCGCTCTTCGCCGGGTTGTTCCAGGAAAAATTGATAATCGAGCAGATCGTCGACCGTTTCCGCTTTCTGTTGATCGGCGGGATTGACCGCCGTGGCCCCCATGACGGGCCGTTGCGCCAGGACCGCATTGACGAGCGTATCGACGGTCTTCTGACAATCGGTCATCATCAAGGGGACATGGGCATTGCTCGCGCCGTCCCAGGGTTCCGTCTTGTGTTCCAGCCATCCGCGATATTTGGCATAGCGCTGCAGCCGCGCCTCGCTCCACTCTTGGCGATCGTCCAAGTCTTGTTGATAATCGTTGACAACTAAGTCAACAATCTTCGCTGGCACGAAGGTGAAGGTGCGGCGTCGGGAGAGGCGTGGTGGCGTGTCGGCGTCCACGGCAGCAGGAACGGGCGCATCCGTCATCGCAGGCGGGATCGGCATCACATCGGCGTCGTCCATCGGCCCTTTCGGTGTTACCTTTTGGTAACTGTTACCGTTTGGTAACATCCGATAGCATGACGAGTTCTGGATTGCAAGCACTATTTACAAATTATTTTCGCGAGGATGGGAGATACCTCCCCGTGTCCCGTTTCCACACGGTGCCGACCGCGCGCAGGCTGCGGAAATCGGGGCTCCGGTTGGCGAGGTACTTGAGCAGCGTGGGCATGTCGTCGTTTTTCTGTTTCGTGGTTTGTTTCTGGTCCTTTTCCTTCGTCAGTTTATGGTCATCGAAACAGTAGCGCTTCATCTGAAAGATGGTGCGGAGACAGCGCGGATCGACGGTGCACCGGGGCCGGTGCGTCTGGGGATCAGGCTTCAAATAGTCGTTCACCACTTGCCGGCCAGCAGCCCCGTCTTCCGCCAAGTCGAAGACCAGGCCTTCGCGTTCAAAGGCATCCTGCCAAGTCACGTCCCGCGTCACCCCAGAGGGGGAGCGGCCCATATTCGGGTCCATCACCCGCGTCACGCTCGACCACCCATAGTCCTCATCGATCGCCTGCACCCGTTCCTGCACCTCGCCCGGCGAGCCTGCGCATTCCAATTCATGGATGACCCCCCAATCATCGTTCGGATCGACCTGGACCCAGAGCAGCATATGGGGTTTGCGGGGATGCGGATCCAGGAGGCAGACGACCGGATAGGCGGGATTGCCGACGACGGGTTGCACATGCGTAAAGGCACAGACCGCGTCACTTTGACAGGTGCCGCAGCGACCCTCCTCGTTCAGAATCGTCAAGTCGACGCAGGCAAAGCACCAGACCTTCGGCACATCGGTAAAGAGCGGATGCACCCGATTCGACAAGCGCAAATTCTGCCCGTAAATCCGCCGCTGGCGCTCCGAGAGGGAGAGGGACCGTGCGAGTTCGGCCAACGCGGTTTGGTTCAAATTCTGATTATCCGTCGCAAACAAATCGAACCAGGCATAGGTCTCGTCATGCTCCTTTCCTGGTTGCGCCACTTCATAGACGCGATCGATGATCCAATCGACGGGCGTGGTCGGATCGTCCGGCCAGGTCATGGCGAGCATCATGGTCCCGTCGACCCGCTTGGCCCGCACCAAATTTTCCACCCAAATGGCTTCCTTGGGCGGTTCGTCATGCAGGATAAAATGAAAATCCCCTGAGGCGAAATCGGCGGGATCTTGATCGTAGGACATGAATTGAATGCGGGACAGCCCGCGATACTCGCCCGTGTCGGGATCGTGGTAGCGCACGTCGAGCGTGCGGGTGCGGCCCGTCCAGGAGGCCGACCAGTCGCCTTTCTGCAAACAATGCTTCGGCAGCCAGCCATAATGGCCGCGCACGCCGCCCGGTTGATCGACCCCTTGCCAATGCTCCCATTTCAATTTCGGGAGAATAATCGTTTCGAGCGTGTTGGTAATGGATTCCACCACGACGCGGCAGTTGATTGGACCGCGTAATTTTTCCCGTGGATAACTGTCTCTCAGGGAGAGGGGAATTTCGCCCGTCGCGCGAATGCAGAGTTCGACGAGGCAACTGTCCGTTTTTGAGCTACCATTCCCCCCTCCCACGCCAATAATCCGTTTCGTGCTCCGATGGATGGCTGTCGCCGTCTCGCTCACGGGCAGATAGTATTTGAGCTGATTCGTTTGCCGATCCAGTGCCTGCACCTGCAAGAGCTGATTCGTGAGCGTCAACATCTCGGCATCGGAGAGCATCGCGAGGGAGTCGGCGGTGAGACCCTGGAGCTGATCGAGAGCGGTGAGATCCATGCTTACGGGCGCGAGTAGTCGGCCGTCCTGAGTTCCAACATGACGCGGTGTAGCTCTTCGAGTCTCGCGTCGAACTGGTCCAGAATGGCCAGGAGGGCCACCGAGGGCGCGGGTGCCTCCTGCTGGAGGTGCAGGCGCAACAACGAATACGGCTCATCGTTCATGGTGGAGATTCCTTTCCTTTGTTGAGCGTCTGAGTCAACAAGGTAGCTGGCGGCACGGTCACGTCCATGGTCCGCTCCGTGAGTGAGGCTTTCAACCCGCGCCGTTGCATTTCCAGGAGCAGGAGCGGCAACGCCTGATCGAGGCTCTGTTGCTGCTGGGTACTAATAATCTGTGTCGGCTGGCCTTCGAGGAGCAAGAGTTTTTCCGTCGCAATCCCGAGCGTCACCATGACCTCTTTCAGCTTCGATTCCTCCATTAACCGCTCCAGGCGATCGCCTTCGAGCAGCCACGTCGTCACACGCTGATTGAGATATTGAACATCGCCCTTGAGTTCGTCTTTCGTATACTTCCGTTTCGGGGGCACAACGAGGGGAACGCGAGGGCCAGGGTCCGGCCCATCACGTAAAGTATCCTTCGAGGTCATCGAATACAAGAGGCTTGTCGGCTTTTTACCGCCTTTCACCATGCGAGGGGACTCCTCCTATAATCCCTGCGAGACGGCGGGGACACTTATCTTGGTATAGGTTACAGAGACCTGCTTCGGTGGGCGCCAGGACGGGCGACGGTACGGACACGCCAGCAACCGGTCTCGATACCAGGTCTCCGTCTGGCGCACCAGGGCCGCGTCGTCCCGGTCACACAGGTAGCTACGGTCCAGTTGGGTCGCCATCGCTACGGACTCCTCTCAAATCCGCGCTTGCGCCATTCGGCGTCGTAAAGCGATCTCACATTATCAGACCGACTCAGCATCTCCATGATGCCCGCGGCCGTCGTAATCGGCCTCTCCACTGTCCGATCTTCCCAATCGCTCAGGCATGCCGGGCGCAGGCAGGGATTCATCATCACATGAGACTCACGCGCAGGGTCAGATCATACGCCAGCGCGGCATAAAATTCGTCGGTATCGTTCGCCTCTTTCACGTCGAACATGGCGATCGGGTCGGGTCGTCGTCGCGGCCACGGACGCGGCGGCTCCCACGATTCCACGGGAAAACTCGCCGGGCCTGGCATGATGGAGAAATATAGCATCTCAGTCATGGCTCCCGCCGTGTTTCACGTACGGAATGTTCATTGCGTAGTCAATATTCATACCAAACGCCTAGGTGACTCCAGGATCGACGCACAACACAGAACGGCAGGATAAGTTGACAGGATGGTGGTCGTCGATCCTACGGCGATTCTGTGCGAGGAGGGACCCCTTTTGTTCGGGCGGTGCACAGGGGGGAGGAGTCCCGAGCCCAACGGGCTGGCAGGGTGTGCCAAGTGAGGGGGGCTCATCGTGTGGGATCGGATTGACTCGAACGCGGACAGGGAACTGGCTGATCAGGCTCTCCATCCTCATACCCCACGCCAATCGGCGGTTACGCCTGCCGCGCCCACGGTGCCCAGCACATGACGCACCCTGTTGAGGTGCGAGATGTGGATGATAGGCTGTTGATATATCATGGCGTCTGACCTGCCCAACGAGAGCGCATAGGTGTAAAACATGATCGTGGTCATGTTTTCAGGTTGGACGACCGATGGCATTTACGCATTCCCCTTCCCCGCTTCATCCCGTCTCCATGCCGTCACATGTACGCCAAGTGGCTACGACTGTCAAGGGCGAAATGACTTGACATGCCCTAGCTGCGGTGCTAGAGCTCTCCCGCATGGAGAACTAGTGTGAACCCCAGTGGATTATCCAGCCTAGGTTGAGTAGGCTGTGCGCAAGTTCCGCAGCTCCTGCATCCAGGCGCTGAGGACTCAGGGCTCTTGGTGGATCTCAACCGTCCATCAAGGGCCTTTCTTTTTTGTCCGGGTGTGGAGCGAAGCCCCGAAGGGATAGCGAAGCGTACTAGTACTTCTCTTTCTTTCTTTCTGAAGAAAGAATCTTCGGAGCAATGATCATGCCGAAATATCAAGTGATTGATAAATCAATACAAATCATCAACCGTACTAGTACCGTACTAGGCGTACCAGGTGGATGCCGTACTAGTACCGTCTCACCACCGTACTAGTACACTTGAGGAGGCCCTATGTGTGAGCGTTGTGTTGACTGGGACTTCAAGCATGCCGCGTGTTGGGCACCCTGTTATGTGCCGGCTGCGAAGCCGAAGGGGTGGATTCCGGCCACGCCACGCGGGGGATTCTCCGAGGAGGACTATGACGTCCAAAAGCGGGTCGATAGCTTAATGGCAATCCTGCGAAAGCAATGTCAAGAGATTGCCGCACTCAAAGCCAAGCAGGCACCGGCTCACGATTCGCGCGACAGCTTTGAGGGGGTCGTATGAGCCAAGCGGTCGTGACACGTTCCCTTGGCGGATTTTCCTTCAGCTGGGCTGACCTCCCCTTTACCGTTGATCTCTCACGCATCAAAGAATCCAGCCGCGGGACATCGGGCGAATTGGTGGTCAGGTATGTGACCGGCTCCGGCGACCCCAAGACCCTGACGCATCAAACCCTGAATCTCTTGACCAGTAAAACTAAACTAGCCAAAGAACTCCACGCTCGGCACGAGGCACCCTGGGCCTCCATGCTGGAGCAAGTCTGCGTCCTTACCCTGCGCGCCTTACGGCAAGGCGAACCGATTGAATCGCTCCTGCCCACCGAGGAGGATCATCCCGCCTGGTTTATCCTTAATCCCTTGCTCTATGACAAGAATCCCACGGTAATCTATGGCCCGGGCGACAGCATGAAATCCTATTTTAGCCTCTATCTCGGGTTGCTCTTGGCGTCAGGGGTATGTGGGCCACAGTTGAGCGTGGCCCCGACGCCGTGGAAGGTGCTCTTCCTCGATTGGGAGATGAGCGTCAAGGATGTGCGAGGACGCGTGAAGATGCTCCAGGCTGGCGATCCACGACTCAGTGGTGTGCCAGACTATCGACGGTGCTATCATCCTTTAGCGGATGAGGTCAGCGAAATTAAAAAGGCGATGGCGGAAGGTGGGTATGAAATCCTGATTCTCGATTCCCTCGCGATGGCCGCCGGCGGCACAGACCTCGAAAAAGCCGATTCGGCCATTCACTTCAATGCCGCGCTGCGCTCGCTCAACTGTACCTCGCTGATCATTGGTCACACGCCCAAACCCAATGAGGAGCAGAAAGAGCGCCATCTTTATGGCTCCGTCTTTTTCAGCAATCTGACCCGCAACTCGTGGGAATGTCGGCGAGAGGGTCAAACCATTGGCCTCTATCACCGCAAACACAATCTGGGGCCGGAGCATGACCCGCTGGGCTTTAGCCTGACTCTTGACCAGGAGTCGTGCCGCATTACCGCCGCGAGCTTAGCCGATGATGCCGTGCTCAGTCAGAGCTTGCCCTTGCAAGAACAAATCGCCATTGCACTGCAGGAGAATCCAGGCCAAACCACGAAAGAGATCGCGCTCGCGATCGGGGCGAAATATGAGAGCGTGAAATCGAAGTTGAATTACTGTAAGACGCGGTTTTGTAGTCTCAATGGGAAATGGGAGGTCGTCGCATGACGAGAGATGAGCTAGCGGAAACTTTATTTGAAGCAATGAACAGCGAACAGATCGAGCGGTAGTGGGTCAGTTTGAATATCTTTCTTGATTATTCTCTTGACATGGGGCCAATGGCCCCTTATACTCACATCATGATGATTGACCGAAAGAGCCAGCGCCGCGCGAGCCCGACGGGCCTGGCTCCTCACCGTTCGGGCGAGGAGAGAATCGTGACGAAACAAGAATACAACGTCGAATGGACTCGTCGCCGGGAGGCGTTCCGCCCACTCGCGCTTGAAAAATTGCGGCTCTGGGGGCACCCCAATCCGTGCACTGACGGCCTGACCCCATGTATTGATTTAATTGCGGGATTGTTAGCCCCAAAAATCGCTGGAGAATATGCCGACCGGCGCCTTGATCCACTAGCATTTGCGGAGACCTCAGAGGGCGCATCCTGGCGGGAGACTGTCGCGCATGCCCAAGCGGATAATTTGCTGTGTTGCCTAGAGAGAAAATAATCCTCCCCCTCCCCGTGCGAGCCCGACAGGGGGGTACCACCTCGGGCGAGAGGAGAGAATCAGGCGATTATGACCTCCACTGCGCTCAAAAAATTCCGTGCCCGTCTCGGCCTCACCCAGCGGGCGCTGGCGGCACGCCTCGGGGTGGATCGCCACACGGTCAAACGCTGGGAGATGGGCACCCGCGCCATCTCCCCCATGGCGGTCAAATTATTACAGACGCTCCGCCCCAGTTAACGGGCCTATATTTTTTCGTCGGCCCCACAAACGGCTCACCTCGGCAACGCTCCTGCCAATCGCAGCCCAAATTGTATCTGCGTCGTGCCATCGGGATGGGGCTCAAACCTCGACACGGGCCGTGAACGACTCACGCCCTCGACACACACGGCTAACAGCGCGCGACAGGCCGCGAGCAACGGCGCATAGTATCCCGTCGCAGTCGCCTCTGGCGCATTTACCAAGAGCAATGCCAGCGGACGGCGCAGGGAATGCCGCTCCGTCCAGTCTACAAGGCGCTGGAGCGAGGCGGTGAAAATCTGCCAATCATTCGACGACGGCGCATAGGCTTGTTGCATCAGCTGATCCCGCGTCGGAATGCCATGGGTGAATCGATGCAGCGGATCGTAAAACGGCTCAACCAGCCGATAGGTGAGGGAGAGAGCCACCCATGCTGGCAGCGCCGGATGGTAGGGCGCGTAAAATTCAAAACTGGTCCACGGATCGTTGAGGTACAAGCCGATCACCACGATGTCCGGCTGCAGTAGCTCGCCGTAGCGTTCCAGCGCCATCGCATATTGCGGCGCATCCCAGCCCTGCACGGAGAGATTGATGATATCCAGATCCGGCCGTCTCCGCTGCGCCACCTCCGTATAGCGCTCCTTTTCCGCGATCCCGATCCCCGAGGTCATCGAGTCGCCGATCACTAAGACCCGCGTGATGCCGTGTCGTTTGGCGCGCCATTCCGGCCCTCGGAATCCCTCACTGTTGACCCTGAACGGATGCCCATAGGTTGAGCCCACCATATTCGGCTCGTAGGTATAAAACCTGGACGGCCCATCCATCCACGTGCCCGCCAATAATCGCATGCGCACAGTATCGTAGAGTGCGGCTGGCCGCTCCAAGGGCGTGATCCAATGCGCGAGCCGGACCAGCCCTTCGACCCATAGCCCAATCCAGACCACGAGGCAGAGGAGGCTAGCTGTGCGGCGCATAGGTGCCTCGCTCATCAGAGGCCCGACGATGGAATGACAGCATAGGGACGGGCGGCTCAACCACTCCGGGAATCCTGAGCGACAGCAACCATTGCTCGTAATGGACAATCACTTTCGCCAAACTATCGAACGGGATATCTACATAATGATCGATGGCGTCGCCTTCGTAATGATTCAAAATCGCCTTCACATGCTTGATCGAATAGCCCATTTCATGAAGATAGGTGGCGAGCGTCCGGCGCAAATCATAATGCCAGAGCCCCGTCATCCGCAGCTCGCGACGGAGCAACCCCCACCGGGTGCGGACGCTGGTATCACTGAGCGGAATTGGGCCGTCGAATCCCACGGGCCCGCGTCGTTGGCCGGGAAACAGATAGGGACTCTTCGCATCCCGCCGCACCGTGAGCCACGCTTCCATCCAGCGCATCGCTTGCGGGGGCACGGGCAAATATTGCGGCTCACCGGTTTTCGTCGCGGGCTTTGTCCAGCGTCCCATTGTGCCGTAGGGCGCGAGATCACTGAGCTGCGCTGTACGAATTTCTCCCGGTCGGCAGCCGGTAAAGAGGGCCATCCCGTAGAGGGCGCGATCTCGGAGATCCGTCTCGCTCGTGGGCATGTCGAACCACTCCAAGAGGCTCCGCAATTCCTGATGCACCCCGATGCGTTTCCGTTTCGGCGTTTTGAATTTGCGAATCCCAGCCGTCGGATCTCCCGCCGTCCAGACACCCTCATACTGCCCCCACCGACAGGCCGTGCGGACCAGCGCGAGTTCTTTATTCGCCTTCGTCGCATTCGGCTTGAAATGGCCGGCACACAACTCTCGTTGTCGCATGAGCAACTGGGCTCGTGTCGGCACCGTGGGTAAGGTCAGCACCCACTGCCTCGCAATCCGCACCAAGCGCCCGTGCGAGGGCTTCACTTTAATGGAATCAAGGTAGGCAGCGACGAGCGCGGGAAAGGTCAGCATGGCGACATCCTTTCGAGAGCGGCCAGGCCTATTCCTAGCCACTACTACGGTATGACAGAAAATCTCTTCAAAAAACTGCTAGGCAGATACCCTGCGCCTGCGGCTGACAGCCACGCGCCTACGTATAGTTAGGTATCCTAACGCAGATGCTTTGCCTGCGTCATGGTGGTCCGGGTGGAGAGACTTGCACTCTCGCTTTCCGCGTCCCAAACGCGGCGGGTTGGCTGCTACCCTACACCCGGATTGCATATCCACAGTCATCATCAGACTTGCTCTCCAAACTGTCTACGCCCCGCGACATCTCCCTACACAGGCAGGCTAGCGCGTTCGCTTGCGAGGGGCATCCTGCGTAGGCGTCACATACCGGGCCATGACTTGATCCCATCCCGCTTGCACGGCCTCATCTCCTAACGAACTCAATGTGACACGTTGCCCTCTCGCCTGTCCCGCCTCCACGATTTGCTGCGCTTGCGTATACCGTGACGGCGCGACATAAATCACCCACTGCTTCCGCTGCGTCCTCCCCATCATGCCTCACCTCCTTCCTAGAGCCGATTCGCTCCTGGTGTACAGCAGAGTATCCTATCGTGTCCTACCTGTCAAGCCTCCCCATTCGTAGGGGGTGAAAATAAATCTGTCTGACCCCCTTGACAGCTAGGGCATAGTAGGATAGAAGTATACACCGGCTAGGGCATAGAAGGGCATTACAGGAGGGTTGATCGCATGCCATCGAACACGGCGCATCTCAAACAGATCGTCACGTATACATTTTCAGCCGTCGCAGACTTTCTCGAAGCTGAACGGTTGAAAGTCCAGCACCGAACGGGACAGCGCGTCACGATGAGCGCCCACGTCCACCGGATTTTGCAGCGGCATATGATCCGTCACACCCCGCGCGCCAAGTAGGCGGAAGGAGGAGCGATGCCACGTATACGATTTATTGATGTAGGCCGTAACAAGCTCACATGGGAAGAGGAGTTGGCGAATGTGGATAGTGACTCCATGGCGCGGGCCATTAAGCGGAGGGGCGCGCTAATGAGTACCAATGTCTGGATTGAAGATTCTATCATTTTCGCAGGATTCCGCTCAGTGGGCCGAACGGAACTTGTCGTCGTCGGAAGGAACTGACCATGAAATTATCCGACGCCATTCGATTGGGCGCCACGCTGAGGCCGCAGACGACAGGCTGGGATGGCTGTGCCTGTCGGGCGGCGCTCGATGCCATTGGCAAGTGGGACTCCGGTGCAGATCCAGACAATCTCATGCACGAGCATTGGCCATGGACCGCTCAGCCATCGAATATCATCCACCCAATTTACGGGTGTCTAATCACAAATAATTGGGTCGCGGTAATTGGCTCATTAAATGGGTGGAGCGAGATTTGCTGGACCCGCGAACGCATTGCCGACTGGGTTGAAACCCTCGAACCGAAAGGAGCGCCCGATGCGCGCCAATGTGAAAATGCACGAGTCGAGCCTGTTGGAAGCACAACTGTTGCGGCGGCTGTCTCAGGCGCAGTTGCCTGAGAAGTGGCAGCCGTCGCCGGATTACGACTCATTATTCTGCTGGATTGTGGTGGGGATGCTGCTAATCGCCTCAGTCGTGGTCGTGGCGGTGCAGGGATGAACGAGTTAGAGCGAGACATGTTGGAGGCGCTGAAGGCCCAGCACGAAGCCATTGACCGGCTCTTTGCGGAACTGATTCTTGCCAAGCCGGGATTCTGGCCCAGTCAGTCGGGGCAACCGTGGACGGCGTGCCTACTCGGGAATGCGGCCATTGCCAAAGCGGAGGGCCAGCCATGAAATGCTCTTGGGAAGACGCCATAGTCGCCGTTTCTGCCGTAGGCATTGTCTGGGCGTTCGCGTTGTGTGCAATAGAGGAAAACAAATTAACTCACAATGAACGCATGGAACACCTGAAGGCCGGTCACTGCACGGACGGTTGGGGCACGTGGGGCCTATGCAAATGACCATCTCCCCCGACGACTCCCCAGCCGTGTCCGCGCTGCGGCTGAGGATCTGGAATCTGCGGACGCTCTTGAGTTGTGAGCTGATCGACCTGTGGGCGATGGATTTCGGGAAAGTGATGTTGGAGATTGCCGCGATTGAACGGGAGCGGGATGCGCTGAGGAAGGAGAAGCAGCCATGAGTCAGTGGGTTTGTCATATCTCAGGTCAGGGGGAGAAGTGGGAAGTGAAAGCAGAGCGGTACACCCCGATAGGTAACTTTTGGTTAGTCTCGGTGGGGCCTACCGAAACTGCAAGCCTTCCCAAGTCCGAGTATGTCCTCTGCAATTCGCCGGAGGTCTGGGTGGATGTCACGGCGCGCTTAATGGAGAACTCCGATCTTATGTTTACCAGCCGATGGGACGATCCAGGCATATGGGCATGCGTGATAACCATCGCAAAAAATTCGCCGTATCGCCTGCGCAAACAGACTGTACATAAAGACAGGCTGCCTATGTGGGCCTTCCTCGTGGAGCGCAAGCAGCCATGACACTGGCGAGAAGGAAGAGGATGGGATGAACGATAAAAGATGCGGAACATGTAAGCATTGGCGACCCAGTAATAACTGCGAATATCCGATTCCTGAATGGTTGAATGTTGTGGTGCATCGACTTGAGCGGTTTGTATTGCCGTGTAATCCAGTCGGCATGTTTCCGACCGTCATGCACGAAAACGAAGGCACGGAATGCCCAACTCACGAGGCCTAGCCATGACCTTCCTGACCCCTTTCAGCCCGCGCCATACCAAGCGCCAGGCGGCGATTGCCACGCGCATGGGGAAGGATTTGTTGAAGCGGCTGGACAAAGGTTATTTGGTGGACCGTCGCACACGCCATGCGGATGGCAAAAGTCGCAAGAGGATTGCCGTCCCGAAAGGATTGCGATGAAGACTGATCAATTTATTTTGCTGGAAAAGCACACGGCCACCACCTGGTTAGGCGTTGTGGTACAGGCTCAGCTTGATAGAGGAGCGTATCGAGTGATCGGTATATACAAAACTCGCACACAGGCCGACGCCATGATGGCAAAACGGGAACAGGCTGTGTGCGGGAGGATTGGCCGAAATGGTTGCGATGAGTGATCTCGACGCCTATCTTACGCGCGATCCGGCAGATGTGGACCGGTGTGAGCCGCATCAACGACCATGGCCGTGTTGGATCTGTCGGTTTGAACGAGAGATGGAGCGGGTGGAAGGGGAGCGGGAGGACATCATGAAAGGAGTTGTATGAGCATCGCCTTATTATCTGACGCAAAGACGAGTATTGAGGAAGCCAAAGCATTGACCGTGCAAAACACGTCAGGGAGACAGCGTGCCGCCGACCTCTGGGATGCAATCCGGGCGTTTCGCAAGCAAGCCGAGGCACAGAAAGAGGAAGTCTGCCGACCACTCAAGACCGCCTGGGATTCAGCGAAGGTGCCCTTTGATAGCTTCGTGAAGGAATGCCAGGGCCATGAATCGACGCTCCAACGGAAGATGGCCGAATGGGACCGTGAGCAGGATCGGATTGCACGAGAGGAACAGCGCAAGATTCAGGAAAAGATCGACGCGCAGAACGCCAAGCGTATTGAGAAGGCCGAAGCGAAAGGCATCGAGCCGGTGTTGAAGGTCGCTCCGGTAGTGCAGGCTCCTCCGAAGAGTATCGAGACGCAGGCGGGAACGACCCAAAGTCGATCCACAAAGAAAGTCTATGGCATTAAGGGTGTCAACCAGCTCGCGCCAGAACTCCGCGCAGATGATCCGCTGGTCGCGCAGCTCCTCAAGGATTATCCAGCCCTGTTTATTCTCGATCGCGTGAAGTTCAACGCGCTCGCCAAGACCGGCATGCTGGACAGCCATCCGTGCGTCGAGATGACGGAAGCATATGTCTATAGCCAACGCTGAACTTCCACGGGTCAGCACCATTCTGCGCGTGCTTGATGACGCCTATGCGGGCGTCACACAGTTGGCCATGGATGTTGCCGCGGAACGCGGAGAGGCGCTGCATCGCCTCTGCTTGAGTTATCTCGCGTCCCTGGATGGCGTACACGAGGCCCCGGTCCCGACGCCGCCCTATGAAAAACCCTATCAGACGTTTGTAAAGTGGTGCGTAGACCATGCGGTGCTTGTGGTAGCGGTCGAGGAACCGTCAGTCAATATGCTGCATGGCTACCGAGGCACGCCGGATGCGCTAGTGATTATCAAGGGCGAAGAGATATTGATTGACCTGAAGTTCACGGCAGCCATTCTCAGAATGAATCGTGTCCAGATCCAGGCCTATTGGAGACTGTTGCATTATCGCACGGCGAAGCGGGCGCAGTTACTCCATATTCATCCAATCACTGCCGAGCTGCACGTGCACTCGATCAAAAAGAATCCGCACGATTGGGCGGCATTCATCAACGCCCTATCTATTTGGAAATGGAGACAATCATGAATGAGATGGTGACTCTCGAAGCAGGGCAATCGATACGGGCGCTGACAGCGCAAGACCTCATGAACCGAGTGGAACGGATTCGAGAGGTTCAGGTCAAGGTGATGAAGGAGGGGGTGGACTACGGCACGATTCAGGGATGTGGAGATAAACCGACACTGTTTAAGCCGGGAGCCGAAACGCTGTTACTCGCGTTTGAAATGGCCGCACTCCCGGATCAGCTCACGATCAACGATCTTGGCGATGGCGACGAGGTGCGCTATAGGGTGATATGTCCCATCGTGCATGTGCCCACCGGAAAGTTGTGCGGCAACGGGGTAGGCGAGTGCTCCTCACTAGAGGAAAAGTATAAATGGCGTAAGGCCGTGTGCGATGAAGAGTTTGAGGCGACAGATCCAGACCGCCGACGATTGAAGTTCTACAAGGATGGTGGAACCGTCAATCAAGTCAGAACGAATAAGGCCGATGTCGCTAATACCGTCCTGAAGATGGCAAAGAAACGCAGCTTGGTCGATGGATCCTTGACCGTGACAGCGGCCTCACGTGTCTTCACGCAAGATGTGGAGGATCTACCGGAAGAATTGCGCAACGGAGAGCCGGCTAAAAAGTCTAAGTCAGTGCGCTCCAATGAACCGTGCGTTCCGAACTATGGGCCGGATGCCGGTAAGCCGTTTAGCGCGGTATCGCTTGAACACTTACGAGACTATCTGGCCGGCGCGGAACGGTCGATTAATGACCCGAAGAAAGCGAACTTCCTACGCAAGAATGAAAACATGCGTGATGCCATCAAAGCGGAGCTTGCGAAGCGTGAGCAGCCCGCGCCTCCGACTGGTGCGGCGGAGAGCGGGACGCAGGACGGCCTGAAGGCTTTCAGTACGGCGACTGATGACGCCGTGGAAGCCAATCACCCAGTAAGCCAGGATGCTGCGTCCCCATCTTCCGTGCAAGATTACCTCACTAAAATAAAACTGAGTCAGTCGGTGCGTGAATGCTCGACGGTCGGCAATGCGGCGGAAGCCGACGAGCGATTGTCACCGGCTGAATTGGTCATCCTGCGCGGCGCGGTCTCCAAAAAGATGAAGGAATTGGGAGCGCATAAGTAGCCATGCCGCCACGTCCCCTCATGACGACGGCGGAGCTGGTGCGTCTGTTCCAGGGCGGTAAGAGCTGCTCGTGTCTCGCACAAATCAATCGCTGCAAGGTCGAACAGATCGAGGAGGCCATTCGGCGATGGATGCAACTATACCCCAAAGGGAAAGGAAAATAATGATTACCACGTTAACGCCTGAACAGATCGCCAGATTCCCAGAGTTCATCAAGAAATGGACCGACATTGGTCTGTGCACCATGCCGACTGATCGGTTGCGCGCGGAGCATGGCATCCGCATTGCCTATGAAACGGCGAAGCTGAAAGCTCCGTTGAAAATTGTGTGGACGACTTCACCGCTAGCACAAGGACTCACGCGAGCCGTTGTCGTAGATGCAAAAGGCAAAATTGGTAAAGGCGTGCGGGCCAGCGTGTGGGACAGCGTGCGGGCCAGCGTGGGGGACAGCGTGCGGGCCAGCGTGCGGGCCAGCGTGGGGGCCAGC